GCACATCGGCACTTGTAGCTATTGGCAGTTCAAGACCAAATAACCCAAAACCTCTAGCAGAGGCTGCGCCTCTTGTTTGCAATATAGGCATTTGCAACCCCTTTAAGCAAACTTTGTTTGTGCCGCAAGAACTGTATATGTGCTTGCAGCAGTTTTAATGATACTAAATGAATAAGCATCAATTGACGTTGTGTTACCTGCTGATGGAGCCGTTCCACCTTGCCACTTAACCGTGACGTTCGTTGTTGTACCGTCAACCTGGAAACCCGTTGGGTAATACGCAGTTGATCCATTCGTTACGAGAAACGCGCAAGTAATGGATTGACCCGTGGTGATAAAGTTGTTAAGCGTTGTCGCTGCATCGCCACGAAAGTTAAACGTCCAGTTGGCGGAAGCGTTTGATGTGTAGTAATTAACAGCGCGCTCGGTAAGGTCAACGTTAACCGTTCCGGTTGCCGCGGTTGCAGAAACGTTTGCCGTTTCAACCACGGGTTTAATAACCATCTTCCCTGACGCTGTTATGGCGTCCGTTGTCGAATCGCCAAGCGTTACATTGCCTGATGCGGTAAGCGTTGTGAATGCACCGGCACCAGCAACGGTTTGACCAATTGATACGCCGTTGATCGTTCCTGCGCCCGTCATGTTCCCGCCAAGCGCAAGCGTTTTACCTGATCCTACGTTTAAGCCAACGCTTGTACCGCTACCCGCTGATGCAAACAACGCATCAAGCGTATCCATATTCGTGTTGAGCTTGTAACCCCATGTGTCGGTTGACGCGCCAACTTCAGGCTTGGTAAGTGAAAGGTTACTAGTTGTTGTATCGGCCATGATTTACCTCGTTAGGCGGCATCCCGCCATGGTGAATTGATTGGCGTCCATGTGTTGGACGGATCTGTGATGTTTGTCCAAGTGGTGGTTACAGGTGCAACGGGTTCCCATTTCAAACCGCCATCGGCTGACATGCTTGTTGTACTGATAACCGTCGCTTGTGCCCACCAAGTAGTTGTGGGGTCAGCTGTAACGCTTGATTCAACAGCGGCAAATGCTGAGTTACCAATGTCAACATCGGCCTGAGCCGTTGCAGATGATTCCGCGGCGGATGTTGCTCGTCCGCTTGAGAACGTTTCAGCGTTTGCGGTAACTGCACTTTCTGATGCGGCAGTGGCAATCCCGCCCAGGAATCTGTCGCCGTTTGCGGATACCGCGCTTGTACTTGCAGCGCTGGCAGCTCCATCCACCAAGCCTTCGCCCGTTGCCGTAACCGCTGAAACACTTGCCGCGGTTGCTGCGCCATCCTGAACAATCGAACCCAATGCACTTGCATTGCTTTCGCTTGCTGATGTGGCTTGCGCGTTTCGGTCAACTTGTGCATCAGCCGTTTGGCTTGAATCGCTTGCAGCGGTTGCGCTAACACTAAACAGAATGCTTGCAACCGCGCTAACGGCTGACTCGGACGCTGCATTTGCTTGCCCGTCAACATAAATAACGGACGTTCCTGAGTAGCTTCCCGAACCATAAGCACCGAACCCGTAATTGCTGCCGCTGCCTGGCGTCTTATCACCAGACGCTTCCATAGTTGACGTGGAAGCGGATACAAGTTCGCCATCAACGTAATTCTGATCAGGTGCGGAATACTTGCCTGCGCCATAGGCCGCTGAACCATAGTTGTCAACACTGGCATCGGTTCCCCATTTGCCACTGCCGTATAAACCAGATCCATAGTTCAGCGCCATTTACTTACGAAAGCGTAACGGCTAAGTTGCCTGTTGCGAAGCGGAATACGTCACCGTTACCAACGGCTTTGGACGTTGTGAGATCAGCCCACGAAAGCATATTGCCTGATGTGCTAGCGTCGAAAATGGCTGCCGCCACAACCGTACCCCATGAACCCGTTGCCGTGGGAAATTCAACGTTAGCTGAGTTGCTTGCCGACGTTGGTGATGTGCCGCTTACACTGAATGTAACCGCGGTGCGTGCGTAAGCGTTACCCGATACTTCCGTGCCGCCACCGGCATCCGTTGGTGCAACGGTGAAAAGACCGACGTAAAGCGAAGATGGTGATGTGTAAGCCGTGTTGGTAAACACATGCTTCATCACTTTATCTTCCAGGTAATCTGAAAATGAACCCGCCATATCAATAACTCCTTGCTCTCATGCGCGGCGTGGTGCCGCTAAAGTTTGACCTTTGCTCTTCAAGCATTAGATCGTTGAAGGCTTCCTTATACAAAGTGCCCCAGGTAGTGATGCGGTCATCATCGCGCAAGTAAGGTGCGCTTTGAACCAATGCGCCATATAGATACATGGCTGGCGATTTCGCAAGCAACCAGTTGCTTGTATTGCTATCCGAAAGCGCCGGAATCTTCTTGTAGTAGGACATTTCAACGGTGTACTCGCCACCAGGCGAAGGGATCACTTCAAACGTTTGACCGACAATTGAGTAATACTTGGGTTCATTGGCGGCTGCAAAGTAAGTGGATCGCAAATCGTCGGCTTGCTCGTTGCTCACAAATGACAGCTTCATAGGCGTTGCTGTGTTCAACTGAATGTTGATCATTTGCAGGAAATCGGCTGGCAGTTCCGTGTACTGCGTATCAAGTGATGCGGTTGCGCGCTGCACCATATCGCGTGTGCGGATCGTGCGGTTAAACGTTGCTTCCGCCAAAACAATAAACGATGGAATGACGGACGTTAAGTCATCGCGGTTGATCCAATCCGCAATGCTTGATTTGAGTCCGCTGAATGTGTCGAGTGCCATCAAGCCACCTTTTGAGTTTCGACCGGAGCGCCCGCTGCTTTTCTGCGCTCATCTTCCATCGGTCGGAGTGCCCAAGTGTGCTCATGCTTGTACTCGAGGGTTCCTATATGCCCAATTTGCTTGGACAGGTCATGATCAATATACAACGGAATGCCGTTGTCCCGCAACAACTTGCAGAAATACACATCCTCGCCCATGTAACCCTTGGCTTGCACATCCCATGGCGTTGCAAACCAAGGCATGTCCAAAACCTTAAACACGTTAATGTCAACAAGCATGACACCCGTCCCAACCATGTCCACCTGCTCAAGGCCCGTGTCATCTGGCATTGAGTAACGCAATACTTTGCGACCCGTTTCCCTGTCATAGTTTCCTGCCGTTGGGCCCGTTGGCATTCTGCGCCGTGCGCAGTTGGCCGCCACGACGCATTCACCGTGCGCTAGCAATCGGCTAATCGTGTCCGCGGGAAAACGCATATCGCTATCAAGGAATAACAAATAATCGGCATTGGCGTGAATGGCGTTCATAACCAATTCCGTGCGCTGCGAGCAAAGCAACGTGCCTTGGCTCATCAGTAAATTAACAATCTCTCCCGTGGTGCCTATGTGGTGACTGATGGCGTTCACTAAGTCAAAGGTGAACATCGTATGGACTTCATCACGCGCTGGAACGCAAACCGAAATAATCCTTTTATCACTCATCAAACTCTCCCTGGTCGTGTACGAAAGTGGCGGTTTTCTGGGTCATTGAGCCATTGCTTGAAATCTTTTTCGTTACGCGTAATGCCTTTTCCGACTAACTCCATAAACAGATTCATCGGAATGCTTGCCACGCGAACGCCATGCCCTTCACCGTCCCACCTGGCGCGTTCATCGACCTGGTTGAATTCGGACTTATTGCTTTCGACAATAGGCTGGACATTCTGGATTGTCTCGATGACAGCTGTATCGGTTTCCTCGTCAAAGTGCCAAATGCGAGTAATACCTAACAGTTCGTCTTGTTCAAAGATCCGTTTTTCCATGTAAAAAAGGGCGGGTTTCCCCGCCCCCCGTTAAGTGCTGCGATTAAGACGTGAGCAAGTCAGCGGCAATGCCGTGAGCTTTCTCGTTGTATATAGCAAGGCCATATTCCGCCAAAAGCAAACGCTTCTCAGCGTCACCCGTGGTTGCAAGTTCAACTTGCTGGAATGGGCGCAGGAAGTGAACGCCAGCGTAATCAGGCGAAAGAACAAACGCATCGCGTTCGCGCTGGAACCTGTTTGGAACAATGTTCACCTGGCCAAAGTCACCAACATAAATGTCAGCCGCGCCAATGATCTGTGCTTGCTTACCAGCCGGCACGTCACGATAGCGCGTTGCAATACCGTTGAAACCACTAACGGTTTGCTTGTTGACTGGACCAGTCATCACAATTGAAGGCTCGCCGCCACTCGTCCACACTTGCTGAAGAACGCTCTTAAGGATCGTCTCAGTAAACGTGCGAACCGTTCCATCCGAACGCGTTGCTGTGGGAAGTGTGGTGTACGAAGGATTGCCGCCACCCGAACCAATCGACGTATTGGTTTTTATGAACGCCAACAACGAACCAGTTTTTTGTGCGGTTGTGGAGTCACCAGCAGTTGCGCCTTGGTTGGCCAACAGGATGGTTTCCATGTCACGCTTTAGCTCGGCAGCTTTCTTCGCCAACTGGTAAGCCAGTTCGCTCTTACGTCCTGCCTTGTTAACGGCTTCCATGGTGCCTGAAATCACAACAGTCTTGCGGCTGATCTGTGTGTAGTTGCCCAACTGAACGGTTGGCGTCACGGCTTCGTAGGTGGTGAGATCATCACCCTGAAGCGCTGCATTGCTGGTTGTTGCATCAGCAAGTGCGTCGGTCTGCCACTGGAACAGCGTATTGGAAGCGGTGCCGCGACCAATATTGTTCATGAAAGGCGTGGTTTCGGGAGAAATGTTGTAAATCTGATTGCTTAGATCCTCACGAATCCCCTTTGCAGAGTAGGTGAGGAAGGTGTTTGATGCGATTGTCATGATAGTTCCTAAAGAAGATGTTCAAAAAGTTTGGCTGCGTCACGGACGTTGCCCGTTTTTGCAAGGCGCTGTCTGGCGCGTGTCACCTCATTCACTTGAACTTTCGCGGCTTGTGGATTACCTGGCGCAACGGTCTTTGTCTTTGGCGCTTCAACCTTAGCTTTCACCGTTTGTTGCTTCGCCATGATCTGATCAAACATCATGGCTTTGCGTAAAACCTTTACGACACGATGATCAACAACACCTTTCAAATCATCGGGTGAAAAGCCCTCTTTGACGCCAAAATCAATCAATGCAGCTTTTTCGGATTTAGCCGTGTCTGGATTCTTCCATTCCGGTATGGCAGAAACCAACAAATTCGCTTCTTCCTTCAACTTAGCCTGCATTGCACGCTGGTATTCCTGCTGTTGCAACTGATTCAAGCGCTGGAGTTCGGCTTGTGATGCCGCCAATTTCTCTGAACGCTGACGCTGCAACTCGGTTTGCCGCACCCACTCGATTGGATCTTCACGGTAAAGTTTTTCCATATCGACGGGTGATTCCTGTTGCTGCTGCAATTGTTGTTGCAATGCAGTAAGCAACTGTGCATAAGTGGCACGCTCTTCACGGACTGCACCAAGCTCTGCTTCAGCGGCTTTGCGCTGTTCTGCAAGTGCCTGTGTTTTCCGTGTGTAATCCGCGGTGCGCTGATAGCCTTTGAGCAACTCGTCAAGCGGAACCTTCTCTTCCTTACCATCAACCTTGACGGTGAAAGTGGGTGGCTCTTCGGGTTGCTTGCTTTCTTCGCTTTCCTCGGACTCGCTGGACGCTTCAACGTCATCAGATTCTTCGCCTTGCTCGTCTGAATCGGCTGCATCATCCCCTGACGCCTCAACGTCGCCTTGCGGCTCCGTTTCGGCTTGCGCCTCTGTCGCCGCCTGTTCTCCGTCTTCTTCGGCAAGCAATGCTTCAAAGGCTTGTGCGGCTTCCCGCACACTCATGGCGGCATTATCCGCCAAAACAACTGATTCGTCACTCATAAGATTCCCTGTTTCGATTCGGACCGCTTGCGCATACGATCAATCGTGGCGCGCGTGAGCGTTCCATCTGCCAAGACACTGCTGAAAAACTGTTGCACACGTTCAAGTGCTTTGAATTCGGAAAATATTTTCTCTCTAACGTCAACCGATTCGCTCATTGCCCAATCGTCAAGCAATTGTTGCCTAACGGCTGACCACGATTCTTGGTAAAGCGTGCTTTCTAAAATGCGCCTTGCTTCATTGCTGCGCTGGATGCGTTCTTCGTTGGTCATTGCATGGGTTGCATAGGTTGCTGTGCTTCCATTTGCATACGCTCACGATCAACAGCCATCTTGGCGTTGATTTCGGCTTGCGTTTGCGCCAGGCTCACACCGTATTTCAATTCCATCTCTTGGCGGCGCAAGATGCCATCTTGCTCAATTCTGTCGCGCTCACGATCATCAGCACGAAGCATTTTCTCACGCTCCAATGCCAACTCTGCTGCTTTCTTCTCAATATCGGCTTGGATCGCCTGAACCTGTACTTGCGTCAATGCTTCGGACGGATCAGGGCGTGGTTGCGGTTGCGGTGGCGTGTAATCCATGGGCAATTGATTGATAAATTGCGTTGTGTCTTTGTATCCCGCCATCTCGATCAGCTTGCCTAGCGTGTTGGCGTATTGACCAATTGTCACCAACGGATTGTTAGGACCAAGCGATTGAAGGATTTGTTCTTGCTTGGCGGTAATTGCTTGCAAGAATTGGATCTTCTCGTCAGCGCCACCCGTACCAAGTCCGACATTAACGCTTACATCCATCGTTGCATCCCAGGCGCGCGGATCAACTTCCACCCACTGGTTGCGCAAACGCACAACGCGCGGCTTGTCTTGATGGCGCGTGATCAGGCGCAGCAAACCCTTGAACAAACGCTTCATGCCGATTTCGGCAAAGATGCGTGCAATCAACTCGATATGCTGTTGAGCGGCTTGAACAGTCGCTTGGACCGCCAAACGTGTTGTGGACTGCAATGCGTCTGCATTCAAGCCCATCGACGCTTTCGACATGCCAGTGCGCGCTTCTTTGACCTGATCCATGTATTCGATCATGCCAAAGGCTTGTTGGCCAACGAATGGCGTATTGAATGGCTGCACCATGCCTGGCGCTCTGGCGCGAATAATGGCGCCGTTTTCGTTATTCAGTACATCATCAAGATTGACTTGACCTTCAACGACAACGGTGCGCGGATGAATGGATTGCGCCAACGAATCAAGCATGTTTCGCAGAATCACGGACTTGATGCGCTGGATGTCCATCGTGACATCAGCCGTTGACATACCAAAAAACGTATGCGGCTCAGGATCAGGCACAAAGTAAGTGAACGGTATATCGTCAGCCGGCTCGTTGGCAACGATCTTATATGACGGACCCATCGTGCAAATCTTGCGCAATTCGGCAATGCCATCGCCATCAACATCAAGGCGAATATATGATTCAAGATATAAAACGCGGCGCTGCGCAGGATTGTTGTCACTTTCGCCAAACATCATTTGCGCAGGATTGCGCGCAATGCGCTCAATGTTGGTGTCTAGCTCATCTTCGCCCGTGTTGGCTTCAACCTCTTCTTGGTCGTAACCCATGGCCACCAACTCAGAAACAGTGGCTAGTTTGCGGTGAGCAACAATATCGGCGTCTTCAAAACTGCGAGCGCGTCTGTCAATAATGAATTCTTCAGGCGCCAACGATTCAACTCGTACTTTCTTGATCGTTGTCTTGCGGCGGATCTTGACTTCGTGAACCATCACGGTTGGCGTTAACTGCTGACCAGTGACTGGATCAATAACGGGCGGTGGCGCGTTGTTGTCAATCTCGCTTTGAAGATCAACCATTTCAACGCCATCTTGGCTAAGTAATAACGTTAGCTGCGCATCATCCATGCCGCTATACGTTTCGTTTTTTTGGTAGACCTTTTCATCAATCCACCACTTAATTACACCCGTTTTCCGCACCAAAGCATCTTTGAAAGCGGCGTGAAGCGTTACGAAGAAATTGTTGTCTTCGTTTAGGATGTATCGGACATAGTCGGTGGCTTGCTCTGCCATCGGCACATCTTCTTTGGAACGCGGCACATACTGCACAACGTTCTCGCTGGAAAAGAAAATGCGCATAAGGCTTGGCAAAATGGCTTGCACGGTGTCGCGCACATCCATTGAAACAACTTGGCTGCGACCCTCTTCTTCATCGCCAAACGCATCGCCAAAGTAATACTCGGTGGCTTTGGCGCGAAGATTGCCAATCTCTAAGTCGATGAAATTAACAGCGTCATAAAGTTCAGCGGCAACAACGGCTTGAATCTCCGTGTCATCCATCTTTTGGCCGGATTTGATGCCCGTTGCAAGTTCCGCTTCAATGTCCATGTGTCACCATTTCACCTTGTTGGCCCAATAAGCAGCGCTCATTTTACCCTTGGCAATGTTTGCCGCATGGCGTGCTTTGAAAGCCTCGTTTCGTTTGGATCCTTCAGGACTTCCGCTGACACCTTGCTGGCCAAAGCGAATCAGCTTGACCTCATCACCCGATTTCGCCAAAACGGCATGAGATTTCGTTGGGTGGCTTGGCGTTTTCTTTGGCTTGTTGTAACCGGAAAACGTCTCTGATCCGCGCTTAATCACGCCATTCACTCCTGGCCTGGGAAGTTTGACCTGTAAAAACGCATAACTTGCATTGTGCGTCGACTATCTTGGGCTCGTGTGATGGGGCCGCCAACGAGCCATGCGTCGCATGTTCTTGCTGCGGCGCACTTGAAATGGAAGAGTTCGCAATAACCGAGGTTTGCGGCTTCTTGAACAACCTCCTCAAGATCCACGTCCATGCCTTCATCATCGTTTTCTTCGCCTTCTATAGCGGCGTTTTCAACATCGCCTTCGTAATCGTCACCTTCTTCGCTGTGCATCCCTTCGGCAATGCACTCGATCATGCTTGGCGTTTGAATGAATGCTGCGCAATTACCGCAGCGCATACTCATGGCTTGCTCTAAGTCAGTGTTCCAAGTCTTTGATTTTGCACGCCAAAAGTCATCGTTTGGAAATTCAGGATTAGCCGGACCGTAACCCACATTAGCAAAAGCCCAGTTGCGATTCTTCAGATTCGCAAGCGGATCTTTTGTTTCAATCGGACATTCCATTACATTGGCTTTCGTGTGATGCCGGCTTCAGAC